TCAGAAGCAGGTAGCCGTGCCAGCGATATCATTGCAATGATTCGCAAGCGTCAACAAACAAACTAATTGGAGATAAACCATGGAAAAGTTAGGTAAATTATTAAAAGTAAATGAGTCAATCACTGTTAATCGTTATGACAATGCATGGATGGTTGAAGTTTCTGGCAAAGATCATGATCAAGATTGGAAAACTGTTAAGACCGTTTGTAATACAGAAGATGAACTCGTTGCTCTAATCAAAGAGTGGAACGCCACGGATTTGGATAACTGATATGGCAAATAAGAGCTTTGACATATCAAAGTTCCGCAAGTCCATTACCAAATCTATTGATGGATTGGGCATAGGTTTCAATGATCCCACAGATTGGGTAAGCACTGGAAACTATGCTCTAAACTATTTGATCAGTGGGGATTTCTTTAAAGGAATCCCCCTTGGTAAGGTAACAGTTTTTGCGGGCGAAAGTGGTGCAGGTAAGAGTTATATCTGTTCTGGAAATATCATTCGACATGCACAAGAACAGGGCATTTATGTTATTCTAATTGACAGTGAAAATGCCTTAGACGAACAATGGCTTAAAGATCTAGGTGTCAATACCAGTGATGAAAAGTTATTGAAATTAAACATGGCCATGATAGATGATGTAGCTAAAACTATTTCAGAATTCATGAAAGAATACAAACAAATGGCCGAAGATGAACGTCCAAAAGTCATGTTTGTAATTGACAGTTTGGGAATGTTGTTGACTCCAACTGATGTTAATCAGTTTGAAGCAGGCGAGATGAAGGGTGATATGGGTCGTAAACCCAAAGCACTGACCAGCTTGGTTCGTAACTGTGTTAACATGTTTGGTAACTATAATGTAGGCATGGTTTGTACTAATCACACATATGCCAGCCAAGATATGTTTGATCCAGATGACAAGATTTCAGGCGGGCAAGGGTTTATCTATGCATCTAGTATCGTGGTTGCTATGAAAAAACTCAAACTCAAAGAAGATGAAGATGGTAATAAGGTATCTGATGTCTTAGGTATTCGATCAGGTTGTAAAATTATGAAAACACGATATGCCAAACCTTTTGAAACTGTTCAGGTTAAAATTCCCTACTCAACTGGTATGAGTCCAACCTCTGGGTTGGTTGACATGTTTGAAAAAATGAGTGTATTATCTAAAGTAGGCAACAAACTTGCATATACCAGTAAGGAAACTGGTGAAATACAAGCATACTTTCGAAAAGGGTGGACTGAAGATAAACTGATGACCATTATGAAAGAATGGGATAACACTGTTATAAACACAACAACAAATCTAATTACAGATGAAGGTGAAGAATGATAGAAGAAGATTTGATTATTGAAATGTGGGATGTATTTAAGGAATATATTCCAGAAAAAAATAAAGAAACCGCAGCCAATCATTATGTGGATTTCTTGTTAGGCAAAGATGTCAGTCAAAGTACTTTAGAGTCAGTGATGAATTTTGATCCCAATCTTGATGAGGCGATTAAATTGGTTATTGACAATGATGAAGAGATTGACGATGCGGATGATGAGTGGGATGAATACGAAGACGAGGAGTAATCTATGTCTTGGTATTCCAAAATCAGCGGGGATATTTCAAATCTCCCCGACTGTTTAGATCACTTCTATCAAGAACTTGAACATGCAAGATCTGAAGTCAAAATCTATGGTCTTATAGAACGAGCTTCAGCTCAACTTCCAGGAATTGTTGAACAGAGATTTAACCAGCTTCAAGAAATTGAAGCTGTGTTAGAATATCTAAACATTGAACTTCGAAGAATTAGATCTAAATCTTTTAAAAAATATTTAGAAAATTATCAACGTGCATTGAGTAGCCGAGACTGCGAAAAGTATGTTGAAGGTGAAGCAGATGTTGTTGACATGGAAAAAGTTATCAATGAATTTGCCATGTTAAGAAATCAATGGCTGGGCATCATCAAGGGCCTTGATATCAAAGGATACCAAATTAATAATATCATTAAACTTCGAGCCGCTGGACTTGAAGACATTACACTATGATAGTATAATATTAGTATGTATATTGAAGATTTAATCGAGCGTCTTGGTCCTTTTTCAGTAAGTATAAATTCTTACGATCAATCTGTGATTGATAGTTTTAGAAGTCAAATCCAAATGGGCATTGGAATGACGGAAAAACAATCGCAATTGGCTATAAAATTGATCAAAAGATATAGGCACGATCTTGAAAATTATGCAGGTGTTGCAAGCGGCACAGTTCAGGGAATCATTGACTCTCCACAATTTAAATTAGCCACAAGACAATTAGTTCCCACTCGAACAATTAAAATAATAACAGATAATGATCGACAAAAATTTATTGAAGCAAGATTTCCCTACGATGAAAATGCTTTGACAAAAATTAGAAATTTCAAATCTTCTTCAAAAATTCGACGATGGGATAAAGAGTCTGGTGCATGGATTTTTGACCTATCAGAGGAACACATCAAATTTTTAATTGAGTTGTTTGATCAAAATCAATTTGAGTATGATGAAGAATTTCAAAAATATGTTGAACAATATAATTTGATTATTTCAAATATTGAAAAGTATGCACCCATGTTAGCTGAGGATCATACCATAAAAAATTCTCCAAAATACATGCCAAAAATCAACGGCACTGACATTATAGAATCAGTCTTTCAAGCAAGGCGTATGGGTGTGACATTGTGGGATGACAGCATAGATCAATATTTAAAATCTGATCAGATTAATCCAATTATTCAAAAATTTCTATATAAAGATGTAACTCAAGAAATTGAGCTTGGTAAGGGTCCAAAAGATCTACAGTGTTTGGAAATGATTATAAAACATCTTGGACCTACTCTATTTGTCATCCCAGGCGGGTCAGAATTAGAAAAAACTAACCTATCATATGACATTCTAAGGGGTATGGGACTGGAGAATAAAAACATCAGCGTTTTGTTCAGATTACCCAATGAAACTGGCAAAAATTTCAATGAATTTGTGAAAAATCACCAATTAAATACCCCAATTTCAGAAGAAACTTTAGCGGTGTTTGTCAGTAATAAATTGCCTAAGACTGTGGCAAAATCTGGAATACGATTTAACAGTATAGTTAATCTGGGTTTTGATTCTGCACATTACACCCTTAAAGAATTCATGAAAAATCACCAAAATTCAGTGTTACTAAACACTCAAAAGGAATCTTTTGCCTAATTGTAAAATAACAATTTTAGATGAAGTCAATATTAAAATATCAAATTTAGATCTTGATGTTCGCAAAGCTTTGGTTAAGAAATTCAAATACGAAGACCCTACTGCTAGATTCAGACCAGCCTATAAATTAGGCAGATGGGATGGTACAGTAAGTTTCTTTGGTCTAGGCGGGACTACATATCTATCAATGTTACCAAAAGTTTTGGAATATTTAGAAAGTAAAAACTTTTATATTGAACTAGAGGATCAGCGTACCCCAATAGCTCTAGGATTTGAAAAAATTTCCACAGACTTCTGGGGTGAAAAAACTTGGCCTAAAGGTCATAGATTTGAAGGACAACCAATTAGACTTCGTGACGATCAAGTTGAGGTGATCAATATCTTTTTGGAAAATCCTCAATGTATACAGGAAATTGCCACAGGTTTTGGCAAAACAATCACCACCGCAACGCTGAGTAAAATTTGTGAAAAGTACGGCAGAACTATAACCATAGTACCTAATAAAAGTCTAGTAGAACAAACTTTAGAAGACTTTATCAATTGTGGGTTAGATGTTGGTGTATATTATGGTGATAGAAAAGATTTGGATAAAACTCATACTATTTGTACCTGGCAAAGTCTTAATATATTAGATAAAAACAGTAAAAATTGGGATGAAGTGGCAGCCAATAAATTGTCAATGTTATTAGATAATGTACAAACAGTTATGGTCGATGAAGTCCATATGGCCAAAGCAGAAGTTCTCAAAGATCTATTGACTAGAAATTTAGCTCGAACCCCAATTCGCTGGGGATTGACTGGAACTATTCCCAAAGCTGACCACGAATTCCAAACCATACGATCCAGTATTGGTGAAGTGGTAAATCATGTACATGCACATGAATTGCAAAAAGCAGGTGTGCTGAGCAATTGCCATGTAAATATTGTCCAGACCGCAGAGTGGAAAGAATTTAAGAGCTATGCTGAAGAATTAAAATATTTGGTCACTGATGATGATAGAATAACCTATCTCTGCAATATGATTAAAAATATTTCAGAAACTGGAAACACTCTAGTATTGATTAGCAGAATTGAATCAGGTAAAGCAATGACAGAAAAAATACCTGACAGTGTGTTTATCAGCGGAGAAGTAAAAACCAAAGATCGTAAGGCAGAATATGATGAAGTTAAAACGGTTGATAACAAGGTTATTGTGGCGACTTATGGTGTGGCCGCTGTGGGTATTAATATCCCTAGGATTTTTAATCTGGTTCTTATTGAGCCCGGAAAGAGCTTTGTACGGGTTATACAAAGCATTGGGCGCGGTATACGGAGAGCAGAAGACAAAGATTTCGTAACCATACATGATTTCTGTGCGTCAACCAAATATTCCAAACGTCATTTGACTGAACGCAAACGTTTTTATAAAGATGCACAATATCCATTTTCAATAAAAAAGGTTGATAGGCCAGTGACATAGTGCTACAATAATAATAAAGGAATTTATAAGTGCAAATTTTAACCCTAGACGACCAAGTATTTTATCTTAATGATTTACCAGACGAGATTGATGAAGATTTAAGATTTGCTGTGTTAGACAACAGTGACAGTTCAAATCCTGATCATTTTTTTATTCCTCTAATATTTTTAGAAAGCTTCACAGGTCCTGCAGTAGTGCTAAAAATAGGTAATCATGAAATTACCATGCCCTTGGATTGGTGTACCGTAGTGGGAGATCCTGAAGGTCCAGATATGGAGGTGTTACCTTTGACCAGCCTAAATGATAGAGGCTTTAAAACATTCTGCTTTAATCCTCGCAGTAGTTTTAGGCCAGAATTTTTAGACATAGATATTATTGATGTCTATCAAGATGTCAAATGGTACTTTCCTAAAATGAGGCCAGGTCAGCTATTATGCACACCTTTAGAATCAGGTAAAAGTCCAAGATGTGCTTATTTTGTCAAAGAAGTAAGTAGACAAAGTGAACTATTAGATTATACAAAGTGTTGGTAATATGGGCAGTCTTAAACCTGGTGCTACTTATATTTACGAACGCAACGGCGAAGAAATTTACGCTAGAGAATCTGGTCAATCTGAACGTAAATTAATTGGATACAAATACGAAATGGACGGCAAAACAGATCCACGTACCAGTGACGGTCGCCCCTTAATTGAACACATACGCGAAGATAAACTTTGGGGCGATATTCGTCGAGAAGCAAAAACTAACCCCACTTTACATGCAGCATTGGAACGTGTTATAGTAATTTATCACTTGAGTAAAAAAGATCAACTTGAACCAACCCTTTGGCACCCAGTATAACTATGGCATTAGATATCAAACGTGAATTAAAAGCAGTGGATTTAAAAAACTACGACTTTTATAATGACCTTACAGACGAGGAAAAGAAATCGTTTAGTCCTTACATTCTAATGAGGTATGTGTCTAATGTTCAGGGAGATAGGGAAACGCAGGAATGGTATTTAGAAATGACCAACGAATTGGTTAATAAAAATTACAGCGAAGTAAGTAAAAATCATAAAAATTTACTTTGGAAGTTGTTTGCGGGTATTGGTACTGGTGCTGTTGCATATCACCCTTATCTGGCTGCTGGTAAAAAAGAAAAGGCCAACAAAATTGAAAAACTGCTCTGCGAATTATATCCCGCAATGAAAATCAGTGATATTAAAATATGGGCCAGTATGATGACCAAACAAGATCATAACGAACTGTTTGACAAAATGGGTTTTGATAAAAAACAAAGGAAAGAATATGAATAATTTTGACTACTCTAATATTAAATCGTTAAATCTTAATTTTAATCAATCTTGTTGGAATTCTAATACTCACAATATCACAGTCTCCTACGATCCCAAAACGCCCAATAAATTTTCAATTAAAATGACTCCTGTATATCATGAATCTGAAATATTAACAGTTGATGATGCTAAAAAATTATTGGAAAAATTTAGATTAAAAAAATGATAGCCCTGGTTGATCAACCACATCGTTGTGTTTACTGCAATAAAAAATTCATGCAGGAAAAAACAATTGTGGCACATATGTGTGAGCGTAAGCGGCGTGCTCTGCAAAAAAATGAAAAACGAGTTCAGGCTGGCTATATGGCCTTTAATAGATTTTGGCAACTGGCCCAAGGTGGTAAATCTAAAACCTATGAAGAATTTTGCGACACTGCCTACTACAATGCTTTTGTAAAATTTGGCAGTTTTGTCAATAATGTCAATCCCCTGTATCCAGATAAATTCATAGACTATGTTATCAAAAGTGGTACTAAATTAGATCACTGGTGTAGGGATAGTTTGTATGAGCAGTATCTATATGAAACATTGAAAACTGAACCAGTGGAATCAGCAGTACAACGCACATTGCAGACTATGATGGAATGGGCAGATGAGCAAAATGCAGAATTTGCACATTACTTTTTGTATGTCAGTTTGAATAGGGCAGTCAGTGATATCAGGAATGGTAAAATCAGCTGTTGGGTGATTTTAAATAGTACAGATGGTAAAAAGATGGTTCAAAATATGAATGACGAACAATTAAACATGATTGCACCAGCATTTGATGTTCCCTACTGGTTAAAAAAGTTTCGAGAAGTACCTGCTGATACAGCACTAGTCAATGAAATATGTAGCGAGGTGGGAATTAAATGAATAGTGAAACTATAAAAGAATTCTGTAATCAACATAGTATTCGGGTACTTGATACAAATAAACGGGCCAGTAGATATCATAAAATTAACTTGAACTACTTTAATGATCCTATGGATTATAATAAAGTAATACAAGAAATTGCATATG